TTATTCACTTTCTTCCCCTTTTTCGGTGTGCGCTTCGGGCGTGTTCCGCACCTCGTTCCGCAATTGCGCGTTGCGCGCTTCGAGTTTTGCGACCGCCGAATCGCTCAGCGACGCGGTCATCGCCTGGTAGAGATCGAGCATCCGGGCGACGGTGGAGACGGTCCAACCCAGCATCGCGGCGATTTCCGATGGCGTGGCACCGGCCTGCGCCAGGATCGTGCAGGCGGTGCCGCGCAGATCGTGGAAGTGGAGCCCGTCGCGGCCGGCCTTCACGACTGTCTCTCGCCAGCGATGATCGAAGTTGACCTTGCCCCACGGCTTGCCGTTGCGCGTCAGGATCGTCTTGGCGGTGCGCGGCTGCGCGTCGAGGAGCGCCTTCAGCGACTGAGTGACCGGCATGTCGATCATGCGCTTGCGCTTGGCTTGGCGCAGCCGGATGCGCTGGCCGTCGTACGCCGTCCAGGGCAGTTCCAGGAGGTCGCCCTTGCGCTGGCCGGTGCCGAGCGCCAGCTCGAACGCGAGCCTGATTTCAGGCTCGGCGACTTCCCGTAGTGCCGCGATGTCGGGCGGGAGCCACAGCTTGTCGGCGCGGTCTGCCTTGTAGACCTTCTTCGGGCGCGTCGCGTGGTTGTGCATCAGCAGGCCGCGGTCACGACCCCATTCGATGACGATGCGAAGCACACCCAGGAGGGCATCCGCCTGGCGGGCCGATGTCTTGGCGCGATCGTCGCGCCACTGGAGGAAACGCACCCGGATCTTCGGATCCTCGATCACCGCCAGCGGGTGATCGCCGAACCGCTCGCCGATGCGGAGCAGCGCGGCGTCGTAGTCGCGCTTCGTCCGCGGAGCGAGCTTCAGGTACTGCGGCGACCGCTGGTAGCCGTCGATGATAGCCTGGAGCGTGCCGTGCGTGCGGGCGATGCGGGGCGCCTGGATCGCGGCGTGGTAGGCGCGCATGAACGCGGGGGTGCCGGGCGCAAACTCCGCCGCCTCGTCGCCATCCTGCGGCTTCAGCGCGCCGAACCCGCGCAGGAAGTAGTAGGTCCGGCGGGTGCCGTCGGCGAGCTTCTTCCTGCTGGCGTAGACCCCCCTAAGCGGCACGCGCATGTTCCGCCTCCCACTGTTCGAGCGGTGAGAGGCTGTTCGTGCCGGTGTTCAGGCCAGCGTGACGATCGAGCAGCTGGTCGTGCGCGCGCACGTCGTAGCGGTTGGTGCCGCGCACGGGACCGGGCACCAGGCCCTTCTGCGCCCAGATGTCGTAGGTCGCGGCGCTGATGTGGCCGAGGTAGGCGCAGATGCCGGCTTTGCTCTGCAAGCGCGCCTGCGGGTCGAATTCCGCACTCATGCGGCATCCTTTCGATCTGCCAGATTGTCGCGGATGGTGGCGGCGTGCGCGGTGGCAGCGGCGGCATGACGATCGAGCGCATCGGCCATGGCGTGCAGGTCGGCGACGGCAACGCTGCGCGTGGCTTCGAGCTTGGCGCGGAAGGAGCGTTGCTCGATACCCAGTGCAGCGGCAGCGCGGGCGGTGCCGAACAGGTCGGCGGCGCCACGCAGCAGCGTGATCCGGCGGGCGCGGTCGCCCATGCCGAGCCTGTTTTTAGGCTCGGTCTGTCCCGCGACGTGCGGCGACATCACCGCACACCCTTTGCGTCGACGAACGTCTTCGCGATCAGCACCGGGATGCAGAGCATCGCCACCACGATGCCGCCGGCGATGACCAGGGCGCGCAGGGTGCGGCGGGTCATCTCCCGCCGCTTGAGCACGCGGCGGGCGGTCACAGGCCGTCTCCCGCGGGATCGCAGCGGGTGCAGCTGGTCGCCGTCGCCCAGCGGGGCATGTCGTGATCGTGGGTCGAGGTGCCGCAGCCGCGACACACGCGCGGATGGCGACGCGGGTCTGCATCAGCGAGCTGCTGGTAGACGTCGGCATCGAACGGCATCACCGCGGCGATCGCGTCGAGCGTTTCCCGCATGCGGGCGCGGACGCCCGGCGCCTCGAGCATGACCAGGACCGAGACGATGTCACCGCCGTCGGCCAGCATGCCGGCGGGCAATTCGCCGGCTTCCCACAACGCTGCGCGCAGACCGGTCAGGCGGACGGCGAGGTCACGGATCTCCAGACCGGCGGCCTTGCGGCGCAGGCGCAGATAGCCTTCTGGCGTCAGCGGTCGCGCGTCAGGGATGCGGGGCAGGAACCGCTTGCGCGGCGGCGTGGCGAATGCGTGACGGTGCAGCATGGGGCATCCTTTCGGGAACAGGGCAAAGCGGGGGCGATGCCGGCAGCGGGGTGCAAAGCCGGGGGAGCAGGTCAGTCGGGGAGGAGCGGGAGCGCGGCGGGTGCCGCGGCGGATCAGCCGCTCATGGGATCGGGCGCCTGGGCGGCGCTGGGGCCGTCCTCATTCGCCGGTTCGCGGGTGTCGTCGTTGGCCGGGACCGGCAGGCGCTTCGGCCCCAGGTTGCGGTTGCCGAAGGGCAGGTGGACGGCTGCGCTCGGCATTGCGCTGGGCACGATGGTGCGAACCGCCTCCAGCTGGGCGACGAAGGTGTGGCCGCAGCGGTGGTTGGTGCAGGCATAGTCCAGCTCACGCACCAGGCTGGTGACCTGCGCGCTGCTGCGGACGATCGCGCGCGATCGGCAGTGTGGGCAGTCGAAGGAAGGCTGGCGCGGACGCGCGGTACGACTCATCGGTGGGAACCCCCGGCTTTCCCGACCGGCCCCGCGCCGGTCTTAAGGAAACTGAACAGCCGGCGCTTGATGGCTGCGACGGCAGTCTCGGCCTCGTCGGCTTCGAGCAATGCGCGCTGCACATCGTTGGGGCTGTGACCGGCCTGGCAGACCGACAAACTGGCGGCGATCAGGTCACCGCATTCGCGGGCGGCGGTGGCCACCTCGCTGGAGAGCGCGCGAGCGCAGGCGGTGCGATCCTCGACCGTAATCTTGAGCTGCGCCGCATAGGCATCGTGCAGCGGCGCGTTCTCGCCGCCGGCAGCGATGTATGCAGCGTCAAGGGCGATTGCCTGGACGAAGCTGGGGCAGGAGGTCGTCGCCTCGTTCGTCCAGTCGCGGATACACGCGACCGAGCGGCCAGCGACCGCCGCCGCCGCCGGATAGCCGATGCGGCCGGCGATCTGCAGCACGGCGTCCGCGGCCGTGTCGGGGATACGCGGTGCCATCAGGGGCGCTTCCCATAGAAAGCGGCGTCTGCTTTCGACGCGACGACCGGTCCGCTTGGCTTTACGGCTGGAGCGTCAGAGGCGGAAACAGGGTCGGTGGGGTAGATGTCCGGACGCAGCGCATGACGAGGAACGCCGAAGGCAGCCTCCGCCTTGAGGACGTACTTCGCGGATAGGGGGCGCTTCCGCTTCAGCAAGTAAGAGATCAGCTGCTGAGAGGCGCCAGTTGCCTTCGCGAAGGCAGTTTGGCTGCCCGCCAAACCGACCGCACGCTTAAAAGCTTGGATGCTAGCGTCATGTTCCATGGCAATCGGCGTACAAACGATACAAGCAGAATACAAGCCGTTTGTACGACGCTTGTACAAATTTGTTTGTAAGCTCTAGCTGTGAGCACGGTTGAGGAAGAAGGCGCGTGGCTTCGCGCTCAGCGCCAGCGGCGTGGCTGGACCGCGGCTGATGTGGCTCGCGTAGCCGTTGAGCAGGCTGCCGAAGCGGGCGTTCCGATCTCGCTGACCCAACAAGCGGTGTCAGCTTTCGAGAATGGACGCCTTAAGACGGTACCCATGTGGGTCTCTTGGGTCCGGCGGGCCGTTGATGACGTGCCGGCAGGCGCGGCACCCGCAGCCGCGCAGGTAATCCCTATGTCAGTGATGCTGCCTAGTGAGGCCGCTTTGGCGCGCATGTTCGAAGGGCTGCTTCGGCCGCTCGATCGAACGGCGCCCGTGGACGAGCTCGCGCGAATTCTCGCTCAGCGGCTTCCAAATGGCCTAGCGCGGCTTGCAACCGCTCTTCCGCCCGAGGCGATGGCGCCAGAGACCGTTCCCGATGCAGCGCCTCCACCTCCCGCCACAGATCATCCCGCGTCCCAGCGAGGATCGCGCACATGACCTCGCAGCGTAGGCAGGCAAGCTCGCAGCCAGGGGCGGTTCGGAAGACGGGTTCGTTCAAGAGCGGCTCGATGAGTGTTCCTATTCCGTTCGCATTTGGCCATGCGAGGTCTTGTAGGAAAGCGGCGGCAAACACGCTGCCCGCGACGCGATGTTCGAACACGTCCTGGGGTGAAGCAGCGGGCTTCTAAGGGGCGACGATAGGGGGAAGCATGGGGGCACTTCAGGAGTTCGCGGTTAAGGAGGCGGTTCTGCCGCCTGGCCTCACAGCTTTGCTAGACTGCGAGGACGTCGACACGCTTCCCGACGCGCCGACAGATTCGGACGAACCGCAGGCGATTGCCGGGTTCATGTGCGTCATCGAATATGCGGATAAAGACGGTGCGGTCACCGAGCGTCTGATAACCTGCCGTCGCTATCTCACGATCGGCGGCAACGCGTCCGTCGGCGCGATCTGCGGCAACTCCAGGCGTTACAAGCTCTTTCGCTGCGACCGGATCATGGAGGTATGCGACGCGGAGACGGGAGCCTCGCTCGGCGACGGTTCCTATTTCGAGCGCTTTACGGTCAGCGCAGCCAAGCCGCTGGCGGATATGTGGGACACCACATCGCCGCGAAAGTCGCTGATCGTCGCCGGCTTGAACGTGCTGGCGTTCATGGCGCGATGCGACGGCCAATGGCACCCGCTGGAGACGCAGACGATCGAAGATTTCATCTGCTCGCTCTGGCTGCGGAAGGAGTGGGAAGGATCACCGCCGCTCGACCGGATCGTCGCGCACGCCCGCCGGCTCGCGCCCGATGGCGAGGTGTTTGAAAGCGCCATCCGGCAGTACGCCCATAGCAGCACCTCTCGGGCGGTGCTGACGCAGTACGTGCAGCGGGTGATCGCCGCCGATGGCGTGATCTGTGAGGACGAGCACCGGTGGGCGGCTTGCTATGCCGAGTGCATGGAGGAAGCTGTTGCAGCCGAGGCTGAGGCGCGGCGCGGCAAGCAATCAGTGGTTAGCCGCGTCTGATCGTGGGTGGCCACATAAACTAGCTTGCACGAATCGGAACAAGAGGAGAACATAGGGCCATGATGACGCCCGACTCCTCCAGCCTCGCCCACACCCTCCTCCATGCTCCGGGATGGGCCCGCATGGGACTTACAGCGCCTAATCAGCGCCTGCGCGAGCAAGCTGCGGCAGAGTTGGCTGAGACCATCATCGACGCCCTGGCTCGTCCGCAGGCGGCTCACGACGCACGGCAGATGCCGCTTCCGCTCTGAGGTGTCCGCTAATACCCGGCTGGACAGCCTGAGCGACCTAACAAAGCACCGTGCCAACCTGCGAGTCCGCTGCTCATGTGGTGCGGAGCATGTTTTCGACGCTGGCCGCTTCTGGCGGTACGCCATGCTCCGTTCCTGGAACACGCAGCTAGGCGCACTGGGTCACCACATCCGCTGCCGGGCTTGTGGAAAGCGCGGGCCGCGCCTCAGCGCCACCCCGCAGCCGCCAACCCTGGCGGATCCTTTTCCCCGGGACGAGGCTGCGTGGAAGGCTCTCCACCGGCGCCTAAGGGACTAAAGGCAGAGATTGGGTGGAAAGCTGACGATAACCTGCGGCTCCGAGCCAGGCAGGTGGTCGTCAAGCGGCACAAGAGGCTAGATGCATTTCAAGGGAAAGCGGCTTGACCCCTGGGCGAAACCGCTGCGATGGCGCAGCGGCATTTCGCGAAAAGGGGGGGGCACCGCAATGCACATTCATGTTCCGAAATTGGCGCATTCCGTGCGCGAGTTTCTGGTCGAGATCAGCACCATCACCGTGGGCATTCTGATCGCGCTGAGTCTGGAAGCAGGCGTGGAAGCTTGGCACCATCATGAACTGGTGGAGCAGGCCCGCGCCAATCTCCGCAGAGAACTCGATGACAACCGAAAAGGGTTGGCAAAGTCGCTGGCCACCGAGCGCAGTGCATTGCTGGGCTTAAACCGTATGTCTGCCATAATTGGGACGACTCTGGCGGGCAAAAAACCGGAGAGCGCCAGCATCGACATCAACATCGATTTCATCGAGATGCGGACTGCGGCCTGGGAAAGTACCGTTGCGACCCAGGCACTGACCCATATGCCGTATGAAGAGGCACAGACGCTTGCGCTCGCCTATTCCGCAAGCCGGACCTTCAATGGATTGCAGCAAGAGGCGCGCAAGCCATACATCGAGATGGCTGGCACCTTGGGTGAAGATCCCTCATCCATGAGCAAAGAGGAACTCCGCGAAGCGCAGCGTGCTGTCGGCATCAATCGGATGTACGTAACGGCAGCGCTGGCGACAGGGAAGGATCTGCTGGAGGTCTACGACCGGGCGTTAGAGAAACTGGACTGAATCGGCGGAAGCCTCGCTGCCGCAAGTCGCTGGAGCGAGCTTCTTCGTCCGATACGACAGCCGTGAACGTCCGCAACTCGGCGTTACCTGCCGTTGCCGGTCGGGGGTATCGGCGGGGTACAGCTTAGCGGTTGCGGCTCTCAGACCCAGGCTTTCTGCGGTGCCTACCTGGGCGCGGCGGAGGGTCTCTCCGCCGCGACCGGGGGGAAGGAGCCGGTCCGCCGGCGATCAGCTGTGGATACGATTTACCTTCCGGGGGGACTCACGGCTTGCTAGTTGCATCCCCATATAATTGTGGAGACGGGTCCGCCGCTATCGCTGCGCCCGCTGCTCGCGACAAGCGCCGGCTTGGTTGCCCTTCTCTCGGACGCCGGCCGCTCCGCGAATAGCCAAGGCACAATCATGAACACATCACAACCGGGTACAAACGTGCAGACGCGGTCGCGGGCTCTGAACTTGAATCTGTCTAAGGCGCGGATCGAGCAACTGTGCGCGAAGCATGATGCGGCGATCAGCGTGATCGAGCCGCTGCCGGGCGGTGGCACTCGCGTCGTGCTGATGAACATTTCTGACGCGGACGTTTTGCGTCAGGCGTGTTCGGGCAAGCTCTTGGCCCGAGACGTTCCTCGAACAGCCTTTTTCCGGGGTCGGTGAGGCTGCACACGAGCCAACCCCGATCGCTCCCTTGCTGGACAACATCGAAATGGAAAAGGTTCCAGTGCTTGAGCGGGCAATCGGATTGGCGCGCTCGGGCGGATGCACGTCGGTCAATCACGTGCGGCAGCTGCTGCGTCGCGAGGGTTACGCCGACGTGGCAGTGGGGCTCGCAGGCGCGGCTGCCAATCGGGCGATCATCGATGCACTGAGAGAGGCGCTCGGCCGGGGCTAGCGGCGTTCACGGCATCGTCTGCCGCTGCCTCGGCGAACTGCTGGGTCGGGCGAGAGCCTCACCTGGGGGTCCTGCCCGTGGAGCGTGAATGTCACGCCTGCAGAAAAGTTGGTGCTTTGGGAAACCTAGGTGAACGGCATTTCTGCACGAGCAGCCCCAGAGTAGGAGGCGAGGCGTACCGCTTTGCCAGTAGCGGCTCCTAGGGCTTGGTCCTCTGCAGTGTCCGCGGGCGCAGCGCTAAAAGCGTGTACGCAGCTAAGCTCCGGAACGTGGGATGCCGATCTGCGGCAGGAAATGCTGCGGCAAGCGGATAAGTTGCTCTGCGGCGGGCGCCATTGTCCCGTTGAAGGTCAGCATGAACAAGATAAGATTGTCCGCGTCAGTAACAACCATGCTCCACTCTTCAGCAGCCCAGAACTGATGGGCGTTATCCGCAATGAGAGCGCCTGCCGTTTGAACCGCCTGCAAACGCGCCTCGTGAGTGGACGCGAATTCCACCCCCACGCTGTCGCGTAGATCCTTGCCGTCATTGATGTGGAAGAAGTAACGCATGCGTGCTCCGTCTGTAGGCGGGAGCACACTTGTCTCTCAGTCGGTGCGGCCGTGACATCGCTCACCGATATCGACGATATGGTGCGCCATACGAGTGGAACAAGGTTCACCTGCAAGACGACCTTCGCGCCTACGCGCCGGAATCGCCCAGCGAACACCGAAACTGATGACGGTCTGTCTGGGGGTGCCGCTGGGGTATCGCTCGGCATCGCCCACTCTTGAACCGAGCTTTTCTGCGGTGCCTGCTGGATCACGGCGGACAGCATCTCCGCCGTGGAATGGCCGAAGGTGGGTGGAAAGCGGGCAGGCAGCTTTTGAGAGGTAGGGTGGCCCTAACAGCCGCCCCACAAAGACGGCATTCCGGCGAGCCACAGGTCCGTGGACAAGGTCCAAGTATTATCGCTAAGTATCCGCACGACCAGGCAGCAGGGAACCGCGATGAATCTGAAGATGATAGTGGCAGCGTCCGTTGTGGGTCTGGCTGGCACCTCAGTGCATGCCCAGGTCGCTCCTGCGGGTCTATCCGACCGATATACAGCATGCCACGCGCGGGCGGGAGATAACACCGTACAACAGGGCATCTGCGCGCAGTCTGAAATGGGATCTCAGGATGCTCGGCTGAATAAGGCTTATCAGGAGGTGATGCGTCAGCTCGCAAAAACTCCTGAAAAGCGCCTTGCTCTTCGCGCGGAGCAGCGAGCCTGGCTGAAGGCCCGCGACTATGAGTGCAAAGTTGATCAAGAGACGATCAACAGCAGCTGCTTGGTCATGAAGACGGCAAGCCGCGCGGACGAGCTGGAGCGCATGATCCGCTTCTAGGTTCTGTGATCAGCCGTAGCGGAGGGAGGTAGCTGCGCAGGTGCCATTTGGCCGAACGGCCGACATTGGGCACTTTCCGACGGTCAGCTTTATGGACGCACGGCCTAGCGATAGCTAATTTCGAGCTTCACCTGCGTCTGGAACCCTCGGTCGCCGAGCGCGTGAGACACCTCGCTTACGACCCAGCGCTCGGCATCGATTACGGGCTTGAAGCCAACGACGGTGACCGGCTGTTCTGGCTTCATGTCGGCGCGGCCGAGCGCGAGATTTAGCGCCAGCGTACGGGGCTGGCGGGCGGCACGGCTGCTCTCGGCCGTCGCCGCCGCCTGCGCGTCGGCTTCGTTGGCATAGGTGCGGGACAGCTTGCGGGCGCCGTCCGCGTTGCCCACCGTGACCGTCTTCTTCTTCGCGGCGGCGCGATCGTGCCAGCTGGCGGTGACGCCGGTCACTTCCTCCTGCTTCTGCACTTGGTAGTCGTGCCGATCGCCGTCGCGGCGGTGAATGGTCCGCGCGGGTAAGTTGACGCCGGAGATGGTTGCCGCCTTGCCGAGCGGCGCCAGCACCAGGTTCCCGCGCTTGATGGTGGCGGCCGCGTCGTGGTCGCGACCCAGGCGGCGCAGGAAGGCGAGGTCGCTTTCCCGGCTCTGCGCCTTCGTGGTGACCGCGATCGACGCCAGTGCGGGCGCACAGCGCGGCGTCAGCCCATGCGCACGGGCAACGTCGGCGACGATCGCGCCCAGCGTGGTGCCGCGCCAGCTGCGTTCCCGGCGCACGCGCATCGCGCCGGTGAAGTCAGCGGCACGGGCGCGAACGGTAATGACATCGGGCGGGCCGGTATGGGACACTTCGTCAACGATGAAGGTGCCCTTGTCGACCAGGCCAACCGTCACGTCGCTGCCCTGCTTCCATCCGAGCTGCACGCGGATCACGGCGCCGGTGCGCGGGAGATTGAAGGCGCCGTCGCTATCGTCGAGCACCAGGTCGAGCTGATCCGCCTCGTTCCCGCGCTTGTCGGTGATACCGAGCGAGATCAGGCGCGGGCGGTTTCGGTTGGCCGGCACGCGATCGCGCAGCCGCGGCGTGATGTCGACGCCGTCCACCTCGACGCGATAGTCGGGGATGTTGGCGATCATGCCGGCTGCTCGCTATCGACGCGTAGCAGCTCGATCTGGAAGTCGATCGCGCGCGGGGTGCCGTCGGCGAACAGGTGCTTGTGGCGTTCGTCGAGCGTCTGGATGACGAAGGCGCCGAAGATCATGCCGGCGCCGTCGACCAGTGGCCAGGCGTCTCCGCTGTCCGCCATGGTGCGCAACTGGTCGAGGTTCAGGCGGCCATCGCTCAGCTCGGCGTAGGCGGTGCCGGCGATCGAGACTGTTTCCTCCCCAGGACCGACGAACTGCGTCGCATCGCGCTGACCAATGCGCTGCGAGGTTGCATGGCGCCAGGCGGTACGGCGGGTCAGATCCTCATGGGCGAGGGTGTCGAGCGAGAAGGGGAACAGCCCCAAAGACATCAGCATCAGACGTTCCAATCTGCGTCATCGGCGAAGGCCGAATAGCTGTCAGCGCGGCGCGCGGCGTCGAAGCGGGCAAGCGCCTGCTCGACGGCGGTGGCGATCTCCTGCGGATCGCGGTTCGCGCCGTTGATGTTGATGGTGACCGCCAATGGCGCGGGCGCAGCAGCGCGTGGCGCTGCCGGCGGGCTGCCAGGGCCGGGCGCCCCGCCAGCCACCGCCAGTGCCGGGGTGGCGGCCGTCACCGCCAGCGCGCGGGTCAGGTCGCGCGACAGGCGCGTCATGCGGCCGACCGGCGCATCGGCGTCGTTGTCGATGCCGTTGTGCAGCCCGGCCATGAGGTGGCCGCCGTATGCCATGAACACGCGGGACGGGGAGTGGATGCCCATCGCCTTGGCAAAGGCGCCGCCGATCGTGGTGGCGACGTTGGTGATCAGCTTCAGCACCCAACCGACGCCGGAGAGGATTCCGCGACCCAGCCCTTGGATCAGGTGCAGGCCCATCTGCGAGAACCGGCCGACAAGCCCCCCCACAAGGTTCAAGGCGTTGTAGAGCGGCTGCACCATGGGGCCGACGATGGCGGCGAGGAAGGCGACGCCGGCCATGAAGCCGGCACGGATCCGGTCCCAATTGCCGTAGACCGCTTTCGCGACCAGCATCAGCGCGGCGACCGGCGGCATGAAGATGACCAGGGCGCCCAGCAGCAGGTTGCGGATGAACGCCCAGTTCGAGGTGAAGGTCGAGCGAATGCGCTCCCAGATGCCGCCGAAGAACCCGCTGATCGCGCCCCAGTTGTTGTAGACCTGGTACGCGCCATAGGCGAGCAGGGCGACGGCGGCGACGACGCCCAGGACGATACCGATCAGCGGCGCCATGGCGATGCCGGTCGCGGTCGACAGCGCGCCGAAGAGCGCCATCGGCCCCATCATCGCGGCATAGGCGAGCGTCAGGAGGGCGGCGGCGCCCATGAGCGCCGTGATTGCCACCGTCGCCAGGACGATCGCTTTGGTCAGCGCCGGGTGGCGTTGCGACCAGTCGCCCAGGCGGGAAGCCATGGCAGCCGCCTTGCCGAGCAGATCGTTCACGTTGGGCAGCAGCACGGTGCCGAGCTGAATGCCCAGCGTCTGGGCGTTGACGGTCAGCTGCTTGGTCTGTTCTTCGCTGTCGCGCAGGCGCTCGGCGAAATCGGTGTCGGTGGTGCCGCTGGCGCTCATCGCCTCGCTGCGGATCCGCCGATATTCCTCCATGTTCTGGATCAGCGGGCGGAGGCCCTGCTGCACCTGCGCATCCTCGAACAGGTAGCCCAGGCGTGACAGGTCGCCCTTCAGCGTCTTGTTCGTCAGCTCGGAGATCGCCTCGATCGGCGTTTTCCCCTCGGCATACATGCGCTTGAGCGCCTTCGGCAGATCCACGCCCATTTTCCCGAACGCGCGCACGGTCGCCGGGGACGTGATCTTCTGGAGGATGTTGCCCAGGTTGGTCGCGGCGCTGGCGCTGTCGCCTGCGCCCTTGCGCGTGATCTGAAGCGCGGCGGCGAGGTCGGAACCGGCAGCGACGCCCGTCTGTCCCAGCCCTTGATAGGCGGCCGACAGCGACGGGAAGTACTGCGCCATGTCCTTCACCTCGAAGGCGCCGGCCTTGCCCGCCGCCGCCATCGCGTCGATCATGCGGCCGGTGTCGTCGAGCGCGACCTTCAGGTTGTCGTGCGCGGCGAAGCTGGCGGCAGCGAGGTCCGAGATCTCAGCCTTGTAGGCGGTGGCCGCGCGGCCGATCGGCTGCATCATCGCGGTTGCCTGACGCGGATCGAGGCCGAAGCCCGACAGCGTATCGACGCCTCCCTGCATCGCCTCCGGCAGCTGGTTGGCGGCGCGTGCTGCGCGCAGCAGGTCGACTCCCATGCGCGCGGTCGCAGCGCGGGTGAGGTTCGCCTTCTGACCGATGTCGGTCATGGCCGATTCGTATTCCTGCGCGCCCTTGATGCCGGCGACGATCGGCAGCGCCATGGCGCCCGCGGTGGCGAGCATGCCCATGCCAGCGCCGGCGACATTGCTGGCCGTGCCCATGGTGCGGCTGAACCGATCGCGCGCTGCGCCCATGCGCTGCTCGCGGTTGGCCACGCGCTCCAGGCGGTGTTCCTGCTCGGCCAGCTCGCGATTGGTGTCGGCGTAGCGACTAGCGAGGTTGCGCTCGTAGCCAGCCAGGTCGCGGGTGTTGGCGCCGGCAGCCTGGAGTGCGCCGCGCAGTTCGCGCAGCTGCTGCACGTCGTGGCGGTGGCTGGTGGCGAGCTGTTCGGCAGCGCGCGTCGCTTCGGCAAACTCGCGCTTGATGGCGCGGGTGGGCTTGGCGGTCTGCTCGATCTCGCGGCCGAGCGCTGCCGCACGCTGTTCGGCCGCCCGCATCGCCGTTGCCGACGAACGCATGCCGGCGCGCAGGGTGGCGAAGCTGTTCAGCTGCTCCTGCTGGCGATCCAGCTCGCGCAGCCGCTCGCGGGTGCCGCGCAGTGCCTCGGTCGCGGCGCGCGAGCCGCCGGCGATGTCGCGCAGCGGCTTGGTGACACGGTCGCTGGCGGCGAGCAGCATGCGGATCTTCAGCTCGCGATCAGACACGTCACTTTTCCTTCTTGGGCGCGCGCTCGGCGGCGAGGCGGTGCCAGTCCATCAGTTCGGCGATCGACATGGCGGACATCGCCTGCAGGTCGGGCTGGCCGCGCAGCACCCACCAGATGTCCGCCATGACGGGTTCTACTCGGTCGGGGAGACCGCCTGCTTCGCGCTCGACGGCAGCAAAAAATCGAGCACCTCCAGGTGGAACTGCGTCAGGTCGGCGGGATCCATGGCGGCGAACTGCGGCTTGGTGAGCGCCGGCTTGGTGATGCGCCCCGCGAGCGTTTCGAGCGAGGTGTAGTCGCCCTGGATGAGCGGGTTGACGGACAGGCCGCGCATCTCGCCGGCACCGGGCTTGCGGACCTCGATCTCGGCACCGGCTTCGTGCGCGACGACACCAGCAACAGAAACGGCGGCCTGGAGGGCGAAACGGGAAAAGACAGCAGACATGGGATGATCCTAGATTTCGTGGGGGCGGGGTGGCCCCGGCGCGCGGCCGGGGCCGGGGATCAGAGGCGGCCGAGGGCGTTGCGCTGGGCTTCCATGCGGTCGACGCCGCCGATGCGCTCGATCGCGTTGAGGACGTCGATGTAGACCAGCTCCTCGCCGTCGCGGGTGAGCTGGTAGAAGACGACGGCGGTCTTGCCCTTCATCTCCGTATCTTCGCCGGCCTTGCTCTCGCCGAGGTCGATCTCTTCGTGACGGCCGCCGAGGATCGCTTCCCAGCTATGGACGGCGCCGGTGGCATCGTCCTGGGCCGCTGCGGTAAACCGCATCTGGATCCCTTCGAGCTGTTCGTGGCCGAAGCCCATGATCAGGTCGCGCACCCAACCGCCGCAGGCCCATTCGGCCTCCAGTGCCTCGCCGCCCATATCGACCTTGACCGGGCGGTCCATCCCGCCGCCGCGGAACTCCTCCAGCTTGCGGCCGAGCTTGGGGAGGGTGACCGAGGTATGTTCGGCAACCCAGCGGCCGTCGACGAACAGGTCGGCCTTCTTCAGTTTTTCGGGAAAGCTCATGGGGAAAATACTCCGGAGAGGGGATCAGGCGCGCGCGGTCAGGCCGCGACCAGGTCGGCGAAGTTGGCCAGGAACTCGTCCGTGATTTCCTGGACGAGGTTCAGCCGCTCCAGCGGGGGGATCGGCGTGTAGCGGTAGCCGATGGTCAGGATGCCGCTGCGCAGCTTGTCGACCGGGTTCTTGGCCGCATCGAACACCGCCTGGGCGCCGTAGATCACGCCCTCCAGCTTCATCGCGCGGAACTTGGCGTTGCACTGCTCGACGATGTCGCGCGCGAGGCCAGGGGTCAGCGGCTTGTCGATCGCCCAGACCAGGCCGGCGGCGATGGTGTCGGCGAGGATGTGGGCGGTGCGGGTTGCGGACTCGAAGGCGAAGTTCGCATCGCTGGAGGTGGTGCGCGAACCCCAGAAGCGCAGCTCGCCGTTGATCCGCACCAGGGTGGTGACGTTGGCGGCGTTCAGCACGTTGGCGTCGCAGTCGGGATCCTGAATGTCGAAGGTGACGTCGCGGGTGATGCCGACGACGCCGGCGCCGGCGGTGATGCCGGGCAGCGGCACGTTGGACAGCGTCTTGTGCCAGCCCTGCTCCTGGTCGATCCGGGCCCGCATGGCGACGGCATGGGCGGCGGCGTAGCTGGGCACGCTGGTGCCGTCCGCGCGACGCACGGTGACGTCCGGCCACAGCAGCATGAGCGCGCGCGAGGTGAAGCCGGAGGCATAGGCGTCGACGGCAGCGACGTCGTCGCCCAGCGCTTTGGCATAGGACATGCCGCGCAGCTTCTCGGCCACCTCCGCAAGGGCGGTGGTGACCTCGACATTCTCAAGGCCGGGGGCGGCGAGGATTCGCGGCTTCACGCCGGTGACCGCCTCGGCACTGAGCAGTGCCTGCATGCCGGTGCGCAGGCCGTTCGCGTCGGCGCCGATGATGGCTGCCTGCGTAGCGGCGGCATCCGCACCAGGTGCGACCCGCACCACGACGACGGGCGCGCGCACGGTAGCCGCGATTGCGGACAGGGTCGCGGCGAGCGTGCCGCCAGCGCCGGCCGCGACGATTGCGGCGTCGAGATCGCGCACCAGCACCGGCCGGTCGAGCGGGAAGGCGTCAGCGGTGGCAGCGGGCGCGGTCGCGACCAGGCCGATAACGGCGGTAGCCACGGTCGCGATGATGCGCGGCGCGTTGGAGATCTCGGTCAGGGAAATGCCGTGGTGGTAACGGTCGGCCATGGATGGTCCTTTCAGGAAGCGCGGGCAGAGCGAACGGGGATGGCGAGGGTGAGCGGGGCGCCGGCGCGGGGGCCGTCGAGGCGCTTGCCGACGATGCGGAGAACGGCGGCGCCGGCGGTGGCCCCGGTCTCGACGGTGATGCGCGTCGCGCGGATCCGCGGCTCCTGACGCTGCAGGGCGAGGGCGCCGGCGGCGACCAGCGCCAGGCGCGTGCGATCGTTCATCGGCTGATCGAGCAGCTCGGGGATGTGCGAGCCGTACCAGCGCCGGCCGACGCGGGTGCCGAGCGGCGTGGCAAGAATGTCCTGCACCGACTGGCGCAGATGCTCGATGCCCTCCAGCAGCTTGCCGGTGGCGGCGTTCATGCCGATCATTGCGGCGGCCCCGAGATCGCGCCGCCGGCCTGCACCTTGGTGTGGACGTGATCCTTCAGGCTCTTGCCGGCGCCGACGACGTCGTCGGTTGCGGTCAGCTTGCCGGCGATCTCGACGTCGCAGTTGATGCGGATCTTACCGGGCGCGATCGACAAGCTTGTGCCGTCGCCGAGTGCCACCATGGCTTCGCCCGCGCCGGGGTCGTAGCCGATCCAGGTGCCGTCCGAGAACGCGATGTGGGTGGTGTCGCCGCCGGGTGCCGGGTGCGCGTCGGAGAAGATGCCGGGCAGCACGATCGCGCGCTCGATGTCGCCCTCGGGCGAGAGCACCGCGACCTGTTCGCCCACGCTCGGGGGCGACCAGATCGTCGTATCGCCGGCACGGCCGGCGAGCCAGGGGATAGGGCCGCTTTCGAGATCGCCGATGGCGACACGGCACGTCGCGCCGACGCGTTCGATCACAACGCCTTCGCGCAGCAGGTCGCCGATCAGGCGGGGGGTGTCGACAGGTTCGGCCACGAAAACGACCATGCGCGGCCGGGCTGCGGCGTCACGGGGGCCGCAATCGTAGAGACGCACTCTACGATTGCGGGTCGGCAGACGATCAGGTCACAGCTTTAAGTTGGACGGCTTCACGGTGACCCAAGGGGAGCAGATGTAGATGTTGTCGCCGTTCGCGGGGTGGCGCACCCGCTTGTCCAACATCAGGCCGGCTACGGGCAGGGTCGGCTCCAGCGTGAGGTTCGCCAGGGCCGCGGCGTTGTTGTTGGTCTCATAGCTGCCGCTCGCGGGCGAGCCGTCGATCGCGCGGTTGAAGACCTCGATCGCCGGGAACAGTGCGCCCGTCGCGGCAGTCCAAAGCGGCCACCCGTCCTTGTCGAGCCCGGTTGCCATGTGGACGCCGATGCCCGCGCGCGAGTTGCTGCTGTCGTTCTCGAAGTCGAAATTGTGCGCATACAGCATGCGGAAGGGCTGGCGGTCGTTGAGTCCCGACAGCACCAGCAGCGAGCCCGTATGGCTCTGCCCCTTCAAGGCCGGATCGTAGCGCGGGCCGCCCAGGAGCGCGGTGCCGAGGCCGGAAAACTTGTAGGCGACGCGCATGTTCGCGTTCAGCGCCGGCGTCTCGCTGCTGGATCGGGAAAGGACATAGAGCGAGCCGTCCGGCAGCTCCGCGATGCTGCTTTCGCCCGGCTCGGGCCAGGTCATCTCGCCCGTGCCCGGATGCATGATCTGGGTCGTGGGGACGGTGCAGGTGACCAGGAAGGGCGCCGGCTTCCCCTCGATCCATGCCGGATCCAGCTTGATGAGCTTGATGCTCGACCCCGACCCGGAGTGCGGCGTCACCGTGTCGGTGTAGCGGAAGGGGAAGAACATGGCGCCTTTGTTCGGCGCGAGCTTCTTGACGATGCCCGACGAGTTCGGCGGCGCCGCATATTGCGCGCCCAGATAGTCGAGGCTGATGCAGTCGAAGTCGCGGAACGGAAGCGCCAGCTTGGTGCCGGCGGCACCCCGAAACTCGTCGGTTGCCCAGTCATAGTAGAAGGCGTGCACCGTGTCGGGCACCACGCCCTTGATCGAGCTATGCACGTGGCGGACCTTGAACAGGAACCAGTGCCGGCGGGTGGCCGGATCGTAGCAGGTCGACCAGTTGCCGCAGGCGTTCTCGCGCTCGACGCCGTCGCCGTCGACCGTGAAGCTGCGGACCAGTTCGACAGGCGGGGCCGCCCACAGCACGTCGAGGTTCGCATAATCGCCCCCGATCGGCACGATGATGCCGCGCCGGAACAGGCCCGGTGCCGGATCGTCGTCGCCGCCGGTGTTTCGGCGACCCTCGATCATTGCGAAGACCTGGATGCCTTCGCTGCGCGTCCAGGTCGGCTGACGCACATAGTTGGTGACACCGCGATGGGCAGCACTCCACACGGCATTGGCGTTGGCGAAGCCGATCCGCTGATCGAAGTTGGTCTCGGTCGTGTACTGGACGGCGCCGCCGTTGCGCACGACCTTCATCTCGGTTTCCAGCGCCGTGGTGCGCTTGCGCGTCGAGACTGCGACGTCGCGGACGCTGTTGCGTTTGACGACAGCGGACCAGCGCGGCGGCGCCGTCGAGGCCGAGACGGTCAGGACCGCACCGATATCCGGGCCGGGATTGATGGAGATCGTCAGGCTTGAGCCTGCAGGCTGATTGGCGAGGAGGTATGCCGCCGCGCCGCCAGCACCGCCGCCATGATGCGTGCCGAAGGTCCAGCGTTCGGGCAGATTGCGGTCGACGACCGCCGGATCCCAAACCCATGCATCCGCCGGGATGGTGTTTTCGCCGACGACGCGGGCGCCATAATGGCGCGCGAAGATCTTCAGCTGGGTGGGGCTGACGACTTGCGCGAGATAGGCATAGGCGTTGCCAGCGGTCACGCTGGCGTAGGTCAGTGACTGCAGCTGCCCGCCCTCGGCGACGATACGGCCGTCGAAGCGGGCGGTGTTGGCTGTCGCCACGCTTCCCGCTGCCACGGCACCGGGGCCATCGGTGGCCACATCGACAAAGCGATACTGCTCGAAGGCTGCCTGGGCGGCGGCGGCGTATTGGCGCGCTTCGGCGAGGGTCGGCTGCACGGCGGCGCTGGCAAGCAGGCCCATGCGGATCCGCTTGGTTTCGCCCCGGTCGAACACCACCACCGGTTCGTCGCCGGTCGGCTCGACCAGCTCGGGCAGTTCGGAGATCTTGGCCATGTCAGTACCCGATGAGGATGAGGGTGAAGCCGTTCACCAGACGGTCGTTCTGGTCGTCGGCCTGCAGCTGGATCACGCAGGACGTGCGGCCGGGCTCGCCGGCGATCTGCGGCCACGAGTCGCGGTTGTTCGCCGGCGCGCTGATGAAGGCGGTGGCGCTCGCAACCAGGCAGCGGTTGGGGAAGGCGAGCGGGTAGTTGACCGTCACCGCCGGTTCGTCCGCGAGGGTCGCGCGATAGTTGACCCACTGGACGATCAGCCCGCCTGGGAGCGTCCAATAGCCGTTCGCCTCCAACAGGTGCGCCAAGCCGCCGAAGCTCTCGGGCGTGACGGCGACATTGCCCGCCGTCCCATAGAGCAGCTGCTCGGGCGTGGCGGCCGGGACGGAGATCGTCTGGTCGGTGCCTAGGGCACCGCCGCCGAGCGCCAGGCCGGCGGTGTCGATGCGGCGGGTGAGCGGTACGCGGGCGGCGATCGAGGCGAGGACGTTGCCGATGCTCGCCGGGGTGAGCGCCTTGGTCGTGAGGGTACCCGCGTCCGCCTCGGCGGCGCTCGCCGCTTCCACGGTGATAGTGCGGTCGGCAGTCAGATCCCCGCCGCCCGTGGCTAACCCGGCGCCGGTGATGCGACGGCCGAGCAGTCCGCCCGCCCAACCGGCAAGCCGCTGCGCGAGCGTGCGCGGGGTGACGACGCGCTCCGCGTCCTCGCCGGCGTCGACTTCCTCCTGCGTCGCCAGTTCGACGACACCGCGGGTGGCGGTGGTCGCCGGCGGGTTGAGGAAGTTGGTGTCGCCGAACGTCAGCTGCTCGACGTTGCCGGTCGGGAAGGCGATGTCGATCGCGAGGTGCATGTCGGAAAGCGCCGACTTCTCGAACAGCGCTTCGTTCTGAGCATAGGTCGCGAAGAGCGTGCCATCGGCGAGGAACAGGCCGAAGCCGCGGACCGTGTAGGCGAGCGGATCCGCGTCACGCACGACCATGTGCACGACGTTGTCGCCGATCGCCTCGCCCGAGATGGTAGACACGCGACGGAACTCGCCCGGCAGCGCGGTGAGCGTGGGGGCCTCGACGAAGGCGCGATCGGAGAGGCCGACCGCGCTGATCGACAGATCGATGTCGTCGTCGACCTGGGCGGCGGTGAAGCGGGAATGGCCCGCCTGGGTGATGGTGAGGGCGAGCTTGCTCATGGGGCGGTGTCCAGAAAGGCGCCGGAGTCTTCCTGCAGCGGCTCGCCATCCTCGGTTTGGAGGTAGGCGGCCCAGGCCGGCGAGGTGTCGAAGTTGGCGGCCATGTCCTGGCGGACGGCGCCGGTGAGCCGGGCGACGCCCTGGATGCCGATCGCGCCCTCAAGCCCGAGCGTCTGCACCAGGCGGAAGTGCTCACGCGCCGGCTTCACCCGCGAAACTTCGCGGATGATGGCTTCGGCAAAGGCCGCGGTGGCGCGGCGGCCGCCGGGCTCCACGCCGTCACCGGCGATCGGCAGGCGGACCTCGAAGGTGTGCGGATCCGCGCGGGGCGCCGCCTGGTGCCATTCGACCAGGTGCAGCAGCTGGTCGAAGCGGCCCAGCACGGTCTCCACCGACGCGCGGGTGCCCTTGATCCGGTGCAGCGCGATCGACCCGGCGACGGCAGCGCGCTTCTCCGCTTCGCTCCAGTCGTCGTCCCAGCTGTCGACCGACAGGCCCCAGGCGAGCCACGGCAGCCACCGAAGCGGGATCCGCTGCGGATCTCCGAGCGCCTCGACCGGGAAGGGCACGTCGCCGATGCGCGCGGTCGCCGATTCGGCCGCGCGTTCCAGCGGGGTGGCGTTGGGAGGCAGCAGGCTAGGCGTCATAGCCGCCGTGGGCGATGACGATGTCGGTGCACCAGGCTGCCTGCGTATAGTCGCAGACGACGTCGGCCGTGGGAGCGGCCAGCACGACGCGCTGGACGCCGGGGACGGTCAGCGCAGCGTAGAGGCCGGACATGGTCACGTCGCGGCCTAGAAGCCGGCATTCGGCGAGATAGCGGTCGAGCTGCTCGCGGGCTGCGGTCAGCACCAGTGAGCGGTCGGGGCCGGCGAAGGTGTAGAGCGTGGCGTGGACCGCGAAGGTGCGGATCTCGGCGCTGGCGACGGTGACCAGGTCGCCGAGCGGGCGGACCTCGCGTGCGTTTACCCGCTCGCGGACGGCATCGAGCAGCGCGGCCGAGGCTGCGCCGTCGCCTTCCCGCGACAGCACCGTGACCCGAACCTCGCCGGGGGCAGGCGAGATGGCGCTCGCGTCCAGCACGCCGGGATCTGCCGACTTGGCGTGGTAGATATAGGCCAGCTCAGGGCCGGCGACGGAGAAACCTTCCGGCCCAAGCACGGCCCGCTGGCGCAGGGTGTCGTCTGCTTCGTTGGGCAGGCGGGTGACGCCGACCAGAGCCGCGAGGTGATCCAGATTGGCGCCGAGGGCGTAGGCGACCATCAGCTGGCGCGCGGCGTCGTTGGCACCTTGGCGCAACAGCAGCTCGCGGTAGGCGACGACCTGCAGCAGCTTCACGACCGGATCGCTTTCGACCAAGGCGTCGAAGGCCGGCAAGCGCGCGCGCAGGGACTCGACCAGCTCAGCGAGGATCTGCTCGAATGTCAGCTGCTCGACGATCGTCGGCGCTGGGAAGCGCGACAGGTCGATAGCATTGGAGCTGGCGGGGGCGGTGGACATCGCCGGCCATGTCGGCGGCGGGAGGTGACAGCGGCTAGGGGGCTGCAATCGTAGAGACGCACTCTACGATTGCGGGAAACGCCTCGTAGCTACCTACGCCGAAAATGCCCAACCTCGGCAATTCAGGACCCTTCAGCCCTGACCTAAAGCTGCCCTTCGTTCATCGTGAGCGTTGCGGCGCCGTCGCTATGCTCGACAGGTCGGTTGTCGCGTCGATCGGCACGCCGGCATCCTTCCGCTCCGAATACCGGTCGACTAGCTGAGCCACGTGCGGGCGCAGCAGGATCGTGAAGCGGACCAGCTCCTCCATGACGTCCACGATGCGGTCGTAGTAGCTGGACGGCTTCATCCGGCCGGCGTCGTCGAACTCCTCGAAGGCCTTGGCGACGCTCGACTGGTTCGGAATCGTCACCATCCGCATCCAGCGGCCTAGGACGCGCAGGGTGTTCACGCTGTTGAACGACTGCGATCCCGCCGACACCTGCATGACGGCGAGGGTCCGGCCCTGGGTCGGCCGCATCCCGCCCATTGACAGCGGCAGGTGGTCGACCTGCAGCTTCATGATGCCGGTGATCTGGCCATGCCGCTCCGGGCTGCACCACACCTGTCCCTCCGACCACATCGACAGCTCGCGCAGCTCGTGGACGGCCGGATGGTCGTCGCCGGCCACCTGGTCTGGGAGCGGCAGGGTCGAAGGGTCGAAGATGCGCGCCTCCGCGCCGAAGAACCGAAGCAGGCGCGCCGCCTCCTCGACGCACAGCCGGGAGTAGGACCGTTCGCGCAGGGAGCCGTAGAGCAGCAGGATCCGCGGGGGCGGGTCGCCTGCGCCTAGGCCTAGCGCGGGACGATCCAGCGCGTAGCGGCGATCGAGTGCGGGCAGGTGGTCGGGGTCGGTGAGGGTGCGGAGAGGCATCAGGCGGGGTTTCCGATGGAGTTCAGGGGGGGGCCGCGGCTCATCCGACGTTGATCCGGACCGCCAGTGCGGCGAGTGTGACCAGCAGCACGGGTACGGTCAGCGTCGCACCGACGCGAAAGTAGTAGCCCCAGCCGATGCGGATGCCCTTCTGTCCAAGAACGTGCAGCCACAGGAGGGTGGCGAGCGAACCGATCGGCGTGATTTTGGGGCCGAGGTCGCAGCCGATCACGTTGGCGTAGACCATCGCTTCCCTGACGGCACCCGTTGCATGGGTCGCGTCGATCGACAGGGCACCGACCAGGACAGTCGGCATGTTGTTCATGACCGACGACAGCAGCGCGGCGATGATGCCGGTGCCGAACGCCGCGCCCCAAACGCCGCCCTGGGCGGCGAGGTCGAGTAGACCGGCGAGATGGTCGGTCAGGCCGGCGTTCCGCAGGCCGTAAACGACCAGGTACATGCCGAGCGAGAAGATCACGACCTGCCACGGTGCGCCGCGCAGGACCTTGCGGGTCTCAATGACGTGACCGCGCCCAGCGATGGTGAGCAGCAGGACCGCGCCGGCTGCGGCGACGGCGCTGACCGGCACGCCGATCGGTTCGAGCAGGAAGAAACCAGCCAGGAGGGCGGCGAGGACGGCCCAGCCCGCCTTGAACGTGGCTGGATCTCGGATCGCGTCGGCCGGCGTGCGGAGCTGCGCGAGGTCGTAGCCGGTCGGCACGTCGCGGCGGAAGAACAGCAGCAGCACGACCAGCGTCGCTGCGATCGACGCGAGATCCACCGGCACCATCACCGAGGAGTAGTCGGCGAACCCGATGCGGAAGAAGTCGGCCGATACGATGTTGACTAGGTTGGACACGATCAGCGGCAGACTGGCCGTGTCGGCCACGAAGCCCGCCGCCATCACGAACGCCAGCGTCGCCTTGTCCCGATAGCCGAGCGCCCGCAGCATCGCGATGACGATCGGGGTCAGGATCAACGCTGCACCGTCGTTCGCGAACAGCGCCGACACGGCTGCGCCGAGGAGGACGATCAGGACGAACAGGCGTCGGCCGTGTCCGCTGCCCCAGCGGGCGACGTGCAGCGCCGCCCATTCGAAGAAGCCGGCCTCGTCCAGCAGCAGGCTGACGATGATGATCGCGACGAACGTCGCTGTCGCGTTCCAGACGATGCCCCAGACCACCGGCACGTCGGAGAGCGAGACCACTCCGGCGAGCAGCGCCACGGCCGCACCGCCCAGCGCGCTCCATCCGATGCCGAGGCCTCGGGGCTGCCAGATGACCAGCGTGATCGTGATGACGAAGATGGCGAGGGCGAGGAGCATCAGGCGACGCGGTGCCCGGAGGCGTCCACCACCTGTTCGCCATCCTCCTTGGCGAACGCGCCCCGCTGCGGCTCGGGCAGCAGATCGAGGACAGTCTCGGACGGGCGGCAGAGCCTCACGCCGAGCGGCGAGACGACCAGCGGCCGGTTGATCAGAACCGGTTGCGCCATCATGGCGTCGAGCAGGTCGTCATCGGTCAGCGAGACGTCACCGAGGCCGAGCTCAGCGTAGGGCGTGCCCTTCTCGCGCAGCAGATCCCGGGGCGTGATGCCGGCGCGGTCGATCAGCTCGACCAGCAGGGCGCGGGACGGCGGAGTCTTCAGATACTCCACGACGTGCGGCTCGATGCCAGCGTTGCGGATCATTGCCAGCGTGTTGCGCGACGTGCCGCAGGCGGGGTTGTGGTAGATCACGACGTCGACGGCCATGGCGCGTCCTTTCAGCAGCAGGGGGAGAGTTCGGCGAGGAGGGGCGCGGACAGCTCGGGCGAGCCGGCGCAGCAATCCTTGACCAGGAACAGCGTCAGCGCCCGCAGGCCATTGAGGTCGGCGCGGTAGATGATGGACCGGCTGTGCCGCTCGGAGCGCACGATGCCCGCACGGGCGAGGATGCCGAGATGCGCGGACATCGTGTTCTGCGGTACGCCGAGCTGGCGGGCGATCTCGCCTGCCGCCATGCCGCCCGGCTCGTGTCGAACCAGCAACCGGAAGACCTCGAGGCGGGTGCCTTGCGCGAGCGCGCCTAAGGCGGCGATGGCCGACTCGTTATCCATGCATCCAGCATAGCGGATATGAGCGCTTCTGCTAGGCCATCATTTTGAAATGGCAGCTACGCACTGCCACATGGCTGGAAGCGGACCAGCAGCTAACCACCCACGATCGGATCTCACACGCCGTCGACTAGCGAGGCAAGCAGCGCGTCCAGTACCATCATGCGATCCGCTTCGCTCAGGCCCAGCAGGGTTCGCCGCGCATAGCGCACCGGCTTGGCCTTCTCAGACGGCTTGTCGACCTGCCCGTGCTGGTGGATGCCGGCGACGCGTGCGGCCTGCCCGGTGAAGCCGACCCATGCTTCGGTGTCGGTGGCGGCGGTGCGCAGGTACCGGGCTGACGCGAGCTTGCGGAACATGGCCGCCCGGCGGATGTGCCCCTTGCGTCGCAGCTTGCCGGCGCTGGCGTTCTGCATCCCCGGCTCGAGCGGGAGGTAGCGATCGACCTCGTCGCGGTGGAAGGAACGGATGCCGCCGGCCTCAATGTCGAAGCCGGTCATCAGCGGGCCATCCCATACCCAGCTCTTCATGAGGACTTCGCGCGGGTTCGGGTCGCCCTTGGGGTAGAGGAAGCGCACCGTGTAGGCGCCGCGCGTGGGTTCCGGACGCTTGCGGCGCGGCGCGAACGGAGAGCCGTCCGGATCCTGCTGGCGGGCGATGCGCGCCCGCTGGCTCGCCTGCACCTTCTTCGCCACCGATCGCAGCAGCCGGCGGCGCGCGTTTGCGTCGACGTTGCGCAGAAGCGCGCCCGCCAGCTTCTCGATCTCGATCAGATCGTCGCTCATGGCGTCGAGGTGGTGGCGCTGTCGATCATGCCGGCGACCAGAGAGACACCGCAGACGTCGGGGAACGCGTCGGCGATGATGGGTTCGTCCAGGTGACGTGCCGACCATTCCGACTTGCCGACGCGGTCGACCAGGACGTTCTCGGTCAGCTCGATGTTGATCGAGACGTCGGCGCTGTTCGCGTCGAGCAGTTCCGATTCGAATTCGAATGGCTTGTAGGGTGGCTTGTCGAGCAGATCGGGCTGCTGCTCGGCGACCCAGGCGAGGACCGGCACCATCAGCGCGTTCACCTCGCCGGTATAGCCCTCGACCACGACATTCAGCGTATAGCCGTACTGGAAGGCGAGGTTGCGGCCGCGGCGGCAGGTGATGCCGCCACGGTCGATGTAGAGCTGCAGCTTCTCCGGCTGATCCTTCAGCGCGGTCGCGAGCAGCAGGCGGCGCAGGCCCTCCGGCTTCTTCACCGGCATGCCTCCGGATCGTGCCAGCGGATCAGGCGCACCAGCTGGTCGCCACGGTCGCGCACCGCGCGTGCCATGCGGATCGCGGCGGCGCGGACGCCGGCCGGCATCGTCGGCTGGGCATCGGTGGGGAAGCCGGCGGGCTGCTCGGGGCAGCGCAGCAGCTCGGCCGGCGGCGTGTCGCGGACGTCGACCGCGACCGGCACCGGCTGCGGCACGGGCACTTCAACGGCTCGGCGCGCGCAGCCCGGCAACGTCGTTAAGAGCAGCGAACCAAGCGCGATCGACGCGACCCGTGCCATCCGCTTGTGCATCGACTTCGGCATTTGCGATCTCCATTCGTTCGGTGGCGGCCTTGGCGGCTTCGGCCGCGACACGGGCGAGGCGGGCATCGGCCAGCAGCTTGCCGTCGTGTTCGAGCATGGCCCGCGCCAGGCGCTCGGCAGTGGCGCGGTCGGTCTCGCCCTTGAAGGCGACGGCGAGGTTGATGGCGGTGCGGCAGCGCTGGCCATCGGCGAAGGTGACCGTCACCGGCTTGCCCGACGTGTCGGTGCGCTGCTCGCTGCCGCCGGCATAGGGCGCACCGGCGCCCGCGCAGGTGACCTCGACCCATTGCGCGTAGCGGTCGCGCTCGCGGTCGGCCTCTGCCCACTGGACGTAGATCCAGGCGGCGGCAGCGCCGAGCGCGAGCAGGGTGAGCCATTCGCGGGCGCGGGCGAGCTTGGCGAGGGCAGCTGCGATCATCACGGATCCTTTCGGGGAGTGAAGCCGCGCAGGCAGATCGCGCGCTCGCGCTCGCGGCGGTTGACCAGGCCCTGCACGACACGGCCGCCGGCCTTGTTCCACATGGTCACGGCGTTGCAGCCCTCGGTCCAGCGCTTCGCCCGGAAGTGGCGGGCGGCGGTGGAGGCGCAGAACTTGGGGCCGCCGATGTTGTAGGCGAGCGACACGGCGGCGGGCGCTTCCCGCTCGCGGCCGTAGAGCTGGGGCACGCACGCGATGACTTCCTCGGCATGCGCGATCAGCTCGCGCTCCAGCATCGCCGTGCATTGCGCCTCGGTATAGCGCTGGCCGAGCCGGACGCCCTTCGTAATGCCGTCGCAGGCAGTCGGCACGCGGACGATATCGAGATAGGCGTCGAGGTACTGGCGGCCCGCGACGTGACGAATCTGCACGTCGCCGGCCGGCGCGACTGTGGCTTCGACGGTGCGGCCGCTTTCGAAGAACGGCGTCACCGTGAACAGCGCCAGCGCGCCGCCGATCGTACCGATCACGCCGGCAAGGGTGCGGCGCTTGGGCGCCGGGGCGGGGGTGCGCGTGTCGGTCACGGCTTGTCCTTTTGAGCGGGGAAGAAGCGGTCGCGGATCAGGGCGGGCAGGCTGCCGGCGACGTCGGCCGCGCTGGCGATGAAGCGCGGCGTGGATTTGAAGGCGACCATGCCGGCGCTGAAGCCGATGCCCTGCAGCACGAACGGGTCAAAGGCGTAGACCGCGCCGATGCCGCGCTGGGCGAACCAGCTGACGGTGGTGCCGGCGGCGAACTGGATGCAGCGCTCCGACCAGGTCAGCCCCTTCTCATGAGCGAGACTGACCGCGGCGCCGAGCGCGCCCGGCGACAGACCCGCGAGGAAGGTCAGGAAGGAGTCGAGGATGTCGGGAAGCTTGGACATGGTCAGTCCCAGAAATCGAGGAGCTGGCGCTCGACCGGCGCGGCCTGCGCGGCGGGCGGGACGATGACGGGCGTGCCGATCGGCAGGATCGCGCCCAGCGCGGCGAGGCCGGGATTGGCAGCGAGGACGGTGCCCAGCGCTTCCGGCCCCAGCGCGCGCTCGCGGTGCAGCAGCTGGTCGAGGGTGTCGCCCTGGCAGGCGTGAACCACGTCCGCCATCAGATCAGCTCGACCGTCGTGCGGGTGGTGCCGAGAATGTCGCGGATCGCGTGGACGGCGTCGCGGCGCAGCTCGCCAATAGACGGATCCAGCGCGGTCGCATCGCGGTCGCCAGCAGAGGTGGTGTCGAGATCTCGAAGCCGCTCGATCAGTTCGAGCTTGGTCAGCGCGCCGATCGCACGGCGGAAGGAGATGACCAGGCGGCTTTCCCCGTCGAACTTGCGAGCGGGCACGTCCGCCAGCGACTCATAGCCGGCGGCCGTCTGCCGCATCGCCCAGACGCCGATCTGGTTGTCGATCGAGATCAGCGCTTCAAGGATGGCGGCGCGCAGCCGCTCGGGCGTGACCTTCGCCACGTCGCCCAGGCGGTGTTCGCGGCGCAGCTGCGCCGGGTCAATTGCCGGGTACCAAGGGTCGTCGATGATCGCCTCGACGGTGTCCACGGCATCCGGAACGACCGAGCCGACGCAGCCGAAGCCAGTCATACGAGCAGCCGGGCGGCGCAGGCGGCGCCGATGAGGAAGAGGATCAGGCCGACCGCGCCGAAGATGGCGAACGCCAGGCGCATGCCTTGCTCGCCCAGGTCACGCCCGACCGCCACGCCGATGGCACCGGCGAGCGTCAGCAGCGCGCCACCGGCCATGGCCAGCACGGCAAGGATCGTGAGGCAGATGGCGGTGACGGGCAGCATCGTGGATCCTCGATGAAAACGGGGGTGGGGATCGGAGGATCGCGGCCCTCAGCCCGAAGGCCCTCCCGCGTCTTGCGATCCGCCCCCGCGCCGGGGGGGCAGCTGGTGGTCGCCGAAGGGCTACTCCGGCGAGGAAGAGAGGCTGAGCATATGAGCAGCCAGGCCCTTGGTGCGCCGGTCGTGACGGATGGAGGTGATCGCGGAGACGACGGAACCGCCGATCAACGAAATCAGCGCAGCGACGGTAAGCCAGTAGAGAAGCACATCAGGTCTCCGGGGTTTGCAGTTCGGCGACGCGCTTCGTCACCGCCTTGATGGTGGATTTCACTCCGACGCGGTCGTGCAGCTTCTGGGCTTCGTTCAGCGCGACCAGCGAGCGGCAGAGCAGGGGCAGCGCCTGTGCGTCGGCGCCGGCCTCGGCGGCGGCGCGCGCGGTGCGGTCCAGCTCGAAGCCGATCGCCTTCATGAGCTTGGCGCGCACCTGGTCGTGCATGTCGACGCCGTCGACCAGCGCTTCGATCTGCTCCAGCACCGCCAGGTCGAAGGGCTCGCCGGCGGCCTGCGCCTTGATGGCGGCCTCGGCCACTTCCTCCGTGATCAGCGTCGCGGCGGTGCGCTCATAGCGTTGGGGCATGGGAACGTCGTGGCGCAGGACATGCTCGATCAGGGGCATGGCGCCCGCGAAATCGCCAACGTCGATCTTCCAGACCATGATGGTCGGCAGCACGTCGCCGGACGCACCGGCACCGGCCTTGGCGGCGCCAGACAGCAGCCCTTCGATCCAGGGGGCATATTCCGGCAGCATCTCGCGCTTTGCGGCGATCTTCAGCGTGATCGACTGGATCTGCTTGAGCCGGCGCAGGTCGTGCGTCAGTCGCATTGCGACCTGGGCGGCGGCGGTCGACGCGGCGCGATCGACCGAGGGGGGCGCCACCGCCGGCGAACCGGCGGTGGCGGTGCCGCCCCCATGAGAAAGGGTCGCGGCTTGTGCGGCCAGGATGCGTGCCTGGTGGCGTCGAGCGAGGCTCATTGCGACTTTCCGGAAGGGGGCGGATCAGGTGCGGGCGAAGCGGCGGATCAGGCGGCCGGCTTCTTGCCCAAGACGATGTTCTCGACGAGCGCGGTCATGCCGTAGTCCTCGACCACGTAGCTCTCGTTCACCGACTGATAGTCGGCGATCTGCTCGAAATCGGGTTCGTCGCGCAGCTGGCGGCGGCGGCTTCCCTCCTGCACATAGATCGACAGGTTATCGAGGCGGGTGACCAGCAGCGCGTCGGCCGGGAAGAACGGCACCATGACCGCCGTCTTGCCACCCAGCTGCTTGGGCAGGGTCAGGATGCGGTTGCGCGCCTCCACCTCGGTCGGCGTGTTGCCGGCGGTGTTGATGAAGTTCGAGAAGTGGGCGTGAACCAGGTCGCGGCCGACGATCACGACCAGGTCGGTGTCGTCGCGGTTCCATTCGTCCAGCAGTTCGGTCGCGGCGTACACCAGCGCGTCGAGGTTGGCGAAGTCGGCATTCGCCTCGTCCGCATTGCTCCCGTCCGAGTTCACCAGCACGACGTCGTCGCCAGCGGCAACGTAGATCGCCTTCGTCGCGCCGTCGGTCAGGTCGCCGTCGGCAAGCACCTGTTCCGGCGCAAAGGTGCGGATCTTGTAGAGCCAGCCATAGTTGACGTCCTGCAGCAGCGGGAACGCCTCGACGTCGGTGTTCTCGGCGCAGGCGACGCCGTTCCAACCGATCATGATGCGGTCGCGGCCGTGCTGCTTGACGATGACGTCGCCCACCAGCGTCTGGAATTCGGGCTTGTGGCGCCACTGGTCGAGCTTGGCATAGCGGATCGCGACATCGCTGTGCGTGATCTCGCAGCGATACTTGCCGCGGTCGCCGGTGTCGGTCGGGTCGGTGGCGATGCGGCGCTTGCCGGTCTTCGGATCGGTGCGGGTGCGGCTCGCGATCGGGCGAGTGACGCCCACGCCGACCTTTTCGCCCTCCTGGGCGAGGACGGGCACGACGTTGATCTTCTGAAGGAACTCGCTGGAGAGCTGGATCACCTCTTCCAGCTTCTGTTCGATCGCGGGCGCGACCGAGAACTTGACGGTGGTGTCGGCGACGCCGTTCAGCGACGCCACCCGGGCGAGGAGGGCATTGAACAGCGGACGGGTCTGGTTGTGCATGGGGTGGCTCCGGGAAAGGCGCAGGCGGTGGGGGCGGGAAGGGCGGTTGAGCCGGCGATCAGAAGTCGGTCTGGATCTGGGCGCCGCCGCCGGTGGAGGGCTGGCGCGAGAACTGCTGCGGTGCTTCGGTCGTCTCCAGCTTGCCCTTGACCGTCGACAGCTCGGTCTGGATGCTCGCGATGGTGCTGTTGACCGGCGCCAGCGCAGCGGCGAGCGCCTGCGACATCGTCTCGCCCATCGCGGTCGCGAACGCCTGCAGGTCGTTGTCGTTGGCGGGCTTGGGCGGTTCGGCAGGGGTGGTGGGCGTCTCGGCCTGCTTGTCGTCAGGCTTGGCGAACTTTGCCGCGAAGCTGTCGAACATGCCCTTCAGCGACGACACCAGGCCGGTCGGATCGGCGGCATCGTCCAGTTCGATCGACGCTTCCTCGGCAGCGGTGAACAGGTTCGCCTTGTCCTGCTTGCGCGCGGCGAACGGGTTGGCGTCGCCCTTGCCGGCGGCGAACTGGAGCATCTCGGTGCCGAGGCTGGCGGGGTTGTCGGTGACCGCCAGGCCGACGAGGCCGGCCTTGCCGCTGCCGCCGAAGTTCGGCGAGATCTCGCAGCTGGTGAACAGCTTCTGCTTGGCGCGGTTGACCGACAGCAGCTGATCGTTGGGTTCGAGCTGGGCCAGGAGCGCGAGGCGCTTTTCCTTCTTGCCCGCGATCGACAGCTCGATCTCTTCCGTCTTGAGCGCAGAGACGGTGCCATAGTTGTTGAACGGCGGCTCGGGGCTGTAGCCGCGCAGGTGCTCGCAGTTGATGCAGGCGGTGTAGGTCGCCGGGTTGTAGCCGGCCGCCATCTGCTCGATCCAGTCGCGCTCGATGACGCGGCCATCGGTGGTGCCGCCTTCGACGGCGATGCGGAAGAACTTGCTCTTAGTGGCCATGGCGGTTCGGTCCTCGGGGTCGGTTCGATGATGCCGGGACATCGCCGGCCGTTTGCGAAGCCGAACAGGGACCGAAGGCGGGCCGCTTCTCAAGCGCGCGCAATCGTAGAGACCGTCTCTACGATTGCCGCCGCTCCGTTTGCCCGTGGAGGCGTGGCTAGGCTCGCGCCGCCATGTCGATCCTCGCCAACCCGCTTGCCCTGCATGCCGACCCGCTGACGCTTCCGGTCGAGGACCGCCGGCGCGCGGCGCGCAGCCTGTATTGGCGCGGGTGGGAGGTGAGCCAGATCGCCGAGGAACTGCAGGTGGCGCGCACCACCGTGCAGTCGTGGAAGGATCGCAGCAAATGGGACGATGCGCCCAGCATCCGCCGGCTTGAGGACTGCCTCGAAGCGCGATGGATGGTGCTGATCGCCAAGGACAAGAAGACCCCCGGCGACTTCAAGGAAATCGACCTGCTCGGCCGCCAGGTCGCCGCGCTGGCGAAGGTCCGCCGGTACGAGGAACCGGGCGGGCACGAAGGCGACCTGAACGACAAGGTCGCCAACCGTAACCGGGGCGAGCGCAAGCCCAAAGCGAAGCCCAACCACTTCACCGCCGAGCAGGCCGCCGAGCTGAAGGAGATCTTCCTCAAGCAGCTGTTCGGGTACCAGGAAACGTGGTGGGCGAACCTGTCGCGCCGCACGCGGATGATCCTGAAGTCGCGCCAGATCGGAGCGACCTATTATTTTGCGTTCGAGGCGCTGATCGACGCGATCGAGAGCGGCCGCAACCAGATCTTCCTGTCCGCTTCCAAGGCGCAGGCGCACCAGTTCCGCAACTACATCATCGGCTTTGCCAAGCTGGTCGGCGTCGACCTGAAGGGCGACCCGATGCTGATCACCAGCGCGCTACGCCCCGAAGGCGAGGCGGCGGCCGAGCTGCACTTCCTCGGCACCAACTTCCGCACCGCGCAGGGCCGCAGCGGCAACTTCTATTTCGACGAGTTCTTCTGGGTCCACGGGTTCGAGGAGTTGAGCAAGGTCGCCTCGGGCATGGCGACGCACAAGCACTGGCGGAAGACCTATTTCTCGACGCCGTCCACCGTCGCGCACCCGGCCTATCCGTACTGGACCGGCGAGCGCCGTAACCGGAAGCGGAAGAAGGAAGACCGGATCGAGATCGACGTCAGCCACGCGGCGCTTCGCGACGGCCGGCTGTGCGAGGACGCGGTGTGGCGCCAGATCGTCACGGTGCAGGACGCGATCGACAAGGGCTTCGACCTGGTCGACCTGGACGAGCTGCAGGACGAATATGCCGAGGACGAGTTCGCCAACCTGTTCGGGTGCGTGTTCGTCGACGACAGCCTGTCGGCATTCCGCTTCAACGACCTGATCCGGCTCGGCTGCGACAGCCTGGTCGAATGGGAGGATTTCGATCCGGAGGCGGCGCGGCCCTATGGATACCGCCCGGTTTGGGCGGGCTATGATCCGCAAAACAGCGAGGAAGGCGACAACGCCGCGCTGGTCATCATGGCGCCGCCGCTGGAGTCCGGCGGCAAGTTCCGGATCCTCGAAAAGCACCAGCTGCGGGGGCTCGACTTCCAAGAGCAGGCCGAGTTCATCCGGAACGTGCTGTCGCGCTACAACGTGACTTATCTGGGCATCGACGCGACCGGCGTCGGCGCCGGCGTCTACCAGCTGCTCGCCAAGCCGGAGAGCGGGATCCGCGGCGTCACCAAGATCGAATATTCGCTCGAGGTGAAGGCGGCGATGGTGATGAAGGCGCAGAACGTCGTGCGCCGGCAGCGCCTGGCGTTCGACCATTCGCTGCTCGACGTCGTGTCGTCGTTCATCTCGATCAAGAAGACGGTCACCACCAGCGGCCGGAACGTCACGTTCAAGGCCGGGCGCGGCGGGGACGACGGGCACGCGGACGTCGCCTGGGCGGCGATGCACATCCTCATCAACGAGCCGCTGGACGGCAAGGAAAAGCCCAAGGGCTCCATGGAGATCATCGAATGAGCAAGCGGACGCGGCGGATGTCGCGGCAGGAAGCGCGTGCGGCCTCGGCCGGCGCGATCGAGCCGGTGTCGACCGAGGTCGAGGCGTTCAGCTTCGGTGAGCCGGAGGCGGTGCTCGACCGGCGCCAGCTGCTCGACCTGCTGGAGTGCCCGCACAACAACCGCTGGTACGAGCCGCCGATCTCGCGCGATGGGCTTGCCCGGTCGTTCCGGGTGTCGCCGCATCATAGCTCGGCGATCATCTTCAAGCGCAACCAGCTGGTGGGGTCGTTCATCCCGTCGCGCTGGCTGAGCCGCACCGTGTTCGCCAAGCTGGTGCAGGACTATCTGGTGTTCGGCGACTGCTTTGCCGTGAAGGTGCGCAGCCTGTCGGGCGCGACGATGCGGATCGACTATTCGCCGGCGAAATACACCCGGCGCGGCATTGAGGCCGGTCGGTTCTTCTACGTGCCGGGCGTGCCCAGCGAGAGCGAGTTCGACCGGGGCAGCGTGGTTCAGCTGATGCAGCCCGACGTGAACCAGGAGATCTACGGCGTGCCCGAGTATATCTCGGCACTGCAGGCGGCGCTGCTGAACGAAGCGGCGACGCTGTTTCGGCGCCGCTACTATCTGAACGGCGCCCACGCGGGCTATATCATGTACGCGACCGGCGACATCGACGCGAACGACACCGACAAGCTGAAGGAGGCGATGCGGGGCGCAAAGGGGCCGGGCAACTTCCGGTCGATGTTCGTCCATGCGCCCAACGGCAAAGAGAACAGCATCAAGATCATCTCGATCGCGGAGGCCGCGGCCAAGGACGAGTTCCTCGGCATCAAGAGCGCGACGCAGGCCGACGTCATGGCCGCGCACCGCGTGCCGCCCCAGCTGCTCGGCATCGTGCCGGCGCAGGGCTCCGCGTTCGGCAATCCGACCGATGCGACCGCGATGTTCCGGCGCAACGAGATCAAGCCGCTTATGGCGGCGTTCCTCGACCTGAACGACGCCGTGGGGTTGCCCGCGGTGGCGTTCGAAGAGGAAGAGGTGGCGGCCCAGGCCGCGTGACCCGTTACCCCGCCCGGCTTCGGCCTGGCGGGGGTTCTCCGGATGGCAGTCCGGCAAACCGACGAGACCCAGCTCGCCACGACCAACGGCCATCCCGCACCCGGCATGTCGCCAGGCGCGAACCCCATAAGGCGAGCTTTTTACCCGTGTATCCAACAAACGTACGTCCCGTCGCACCTGCAGCCGGCTATATCGGCGGCAAGCGCAATCTTGCGTCGCGGCTCACCGCGATCATCGCCCAGGTCGAGCATGACGGCTATGCCGAGCCGTTCGTAGGCATGGGCGGCATCTTCCTGCGCCGCCGGTCGCGGCCGAAGGCGGAAATCATCAACGACGTGTCGGGCGACGTCGCCACGTTCTTCCGCGTGCTGCAGCGGCATTACCCCTACTTCATCGACATGCTGCGCTTCCGCGTGGCGAGCCGCAACGAGTTCGAGCGGCTGAAGGCGCAGGCGCCCGAGACGCTGACCGACCTGGAGCGGGCGGCCCGGTTCCTCTACCTGCAGCGCCTGGCGTTCGGGGGCAAGGTGAACGGCCGGCACTTCGGCGTCAGCTCGGGGCAGGGTGCGCGGTTCAACGTCACCAAGCTGGAGCCGATGCTGGCCGACATTCACGAGCGCCTGGCCGGCGTCGTGATCGAGCAGCTGGGGTATGCCGAGTTCATCCGCCGCTATGACCGCGCAGGCATGCTGTTCTATCTCGACCCGCCATATTGGGGATGTGAGGACGACTATGGCCAGGACGTGTTCGGCCGGGCCGACTTCACGGCACTGGCGGACCAGCTCGCCGGCATCAAGGGCAAGTTCCTGCTGTCGATCAACGACACGCCGGGCGCGCGCGAGGTGTTCGGCCGGTTCCACCAGGCGCAGCTGCCGGTGACCTATACGGTCGGGGCAGGGGCGGCGAAGCAGGTCAGCGAGCTGGTGGTGGCGAACGTCGATGCGACCGCGCTATGCTCGCCGCGTGAGGCGGCCAACAACAACTGATCTGGAAGCGGCGGTGATCGGGGTGCTGATCGTCGCCGCCGCGATCGCCGCGATTTTGGGCTATATCTGATTGCGGTGTTGCACTGCCAGCAGCTGCGCGCCAGCAACGCAGCAACAGCGGCTAGAGTATCGTTCCCGGGATAACCCGGAGACGCAGGCGGCGCATCATTGTCGCGATCTCCTCAGGATCTCGTTGTAGCTGCTCAGCAATCGCTTTCACGGCAGCCCCTTGTTGAAGTTGATCCCGAAGCTGAGTGATGTGGGTCTGTGTCCACCGATGATGCGAGTCCATAGATCGTCCTCAAAACGATGAGCGTCGAGCAGTACGTGAAAGCCAAGGTGCTGGGGGGGCGCCGGGCTCAATCTTCGACGTGGAAGCCTCGCAGAACGCTGGAAACTACGTAGGCCCGCGTGGAGAAGGTGCCGACCGTTCGGGCGCTCGCTCCAGGCAGACCGCTTACATATAAGCCAGCTATTCAGGGGCAGGGACCTAGGCCTTCGCCGATGTGAGACGCTTAATTGCGGGCCGCTTCCCGTAGCCGGGCTGCATTGCGGCCCGTTCCTCTGCCTCGCCGATCCCCCGGATCAGCTTCCGCCATATCGTGTGCGCCCGGCGATGGAAGGCGCGGTCACGCTCACTCGTCGCCGCTTCTGCAGCGGCCAGACTTGCTTCGGCTTTGCTCGTATATTCTTCGAGTTTTGTCAT